GTTCTAAATGTTGATGTTGGAATATGAAACACGCCAGCAATTGAACCAGCTTCATCAGTAGTAACTCTACCAATTGAATACTTGGAGTTCGCCGCTATAGGAACAGTAGTCCATGTTCCAGAAATTGTTACATTCCGTGTAACAGGATCATAAGATTGTATTGTTGCAGACTGACCAGCACCTTCACCAGAAACGATGAAAATTGCAGAAGAATTATATGTGCCAATATTATTAGCTTGTTCTGCATCAATCGCTAACGTAATCTGATTCGAAGAAGCACCAGAAACAAGTCCAGAATAGTGTTCATATGAAGTAATTGTTGCCACTGTGCCAGTATTAGCACCAATAACAGAACTTCTATTTTGTACAAAGCCTGTTGTTGGGTTAACTTCTGTTATGTAACCTCTGTTGTTTGAAGTCTTTACAATATTGAATGTGGCATTTGTTGTGGACGTTAAATCGTCACGAACATTTGCTTGTTCAAAGTCACCGATTGTGGTCTTAAATTGTAAAATGTTATTTGCGAAAGTAAATTTATTTGCTCTTTCGGTATACTGTTCTACAGAAATTCCATCGAAGAAAGAATATAATGTTGTATTTGGAGAGAAATCAGAACCAACAAACACAACAGTCTTAGCTCTCATAAATGGAATAATTGAGAGGTCTAATACTCGATCACCTAAAGATTGTAAAACAGTTTCAGGTACTACTGTAGTAACAATACCTGTTCTTTCTTGTTGTGTCGTAGTTGTTGTAGTTGTAGTTCTTCTGCGTCTACGTCTGGTTGTTTCTGTTTCTGTGTCCGACCAAACTGTTTCCCAAGCACCCCATTCAAATTCCCATGGAGTATTGTTAATTTGTTCCCAAACATCATTATTATTTTCATTGTTAATGATAACAGTTGGATTTCTAAGAGTATCTACCCAAACATCACTTGATGGTGATAAATCAATTTTACCTAAGAAATTGACCACGTTGAATGGGTTAATATTTACAACTTCTGAAGTTCTTGGTTGATTAATCAGTGTAGCCAAAGAAGTAGTTGTGGTAATAAAGTTACCATTCTGAGAAATGCCAGATGAGTTTTGAGAATCAAATTCTAACGAATAAGATGCAATATTAAACGAAGGTCTTAATTCATTATCAATTCTATCAATAGAGGCTCTGTAATCTAGTTTGAAAACATCGGCAACAGAATGACCAACAAAAGAATCCACCAAAATACCGTTCTTGGCTCTAGGCACATTCTGCGAATCCAGAATTGTTAAATCTTGGCGATTCAGAGCCTGTGTTTCAGCTAAAGTTAAAGATGTGTAGTATTCTAGACTTTCAACTCGTTTTTCAATTCTACCAATATCTCTCATTGTGTAGCGTTTGTGGTTTTCTGTCTGAATAGAAACATTCGAAACATTTACCACATAAGCAGGACTTCTCAAAGTAAACAGAGTCATCGCACCATCTTTGTTCTTCGGAACTTCTGGCGTCAAAGAAGGAACACCCTGTATTACTTCAAAATTTCTATTTTTATTTAAAACGATTTTATCATTTCTTGGTAGATAATAAGAGTAATCTAGAATGATATCAGAACCATTTTCTGGAACCTTAGGACCAGTTGTAGAAGAATCAACATCAAACACAACGGAGTTTGCTGTGGTTGAAGTTGCTGCACTTCTAATTGGTCTGAAATCAAAAACATCTCTTAGTTCGTATTTTGTTCCTGAAGGAGAAACATATGCTGGTATTTTAGCGTAATCATATCCATTATAAGAATCTACAGTAAAGTAACCAGCGCCCGACGAACTAAATCTATTGAATTTAACAACAAGAGGACCTTTTGGTGCTGGTACTCCGGCCTTTAATTTGATCGCAGCATGATCATAGAATGAATCTCTTTGTCCATTGTCGAGAACATATCTTGAAGTAATATCTGTTGCTGAACTAGCATTAGCAACATTAATTTGATTGCCGTTAAAATCTAGAACAGAAATCAGACTAACAACATCGGGTACAAACAATGATTGTGCTGTAGCAGGAGTTTTAACGACCGAGTTGGCTGAAATATGAATCTGACCATTTGACGAAAACAGTTGCACGGCACCATTACCAAAAAGGTCAACTCCTCCAACAATTTGTAATTGAGTATTTCCTGCCTGATATGTTTTTGTTTTTTGTGTTGGAGTTCCAGCATCTACGGTAGCAATAATGTTTGCTGTCATATTGCCGCCAGAAGTCACTGTGATTTTTCGAGTAGCAGTATCGACTGTAAATAGATCAGCCGGAATAATTTGACCAACTCTATATGGTGATGTTCCTGCTGCAGTAACAACGACCATGTAATTATCTTGCCTTGAAGAAGTAGAGGATCCTGTTGCTAAAGATTCTCCAGTTCCTACAGACAAAGCAGGTGATTGATTTGTAGCGAATGTTTGTGACTCATACAATCTTCTATGAGACATTGTAACATCAGCAATTGTACTATTTGCTATAAAGTTTTCACCGATTTTGAACAATAGAGGCTCAAAAGATGTATCAGAAATAAAAGTGTCTCCATATGGAGTAGCGTAATCTTTTGAACGATCATCAATGTCAGCTGCAGCAACTCTAGTCGTGCTGTTTATTACTGTCAAAGACTTTACATCATTAAATTCAAAGTCAATTGCCCAGTTAGATGAGTTAGTAATTGTCGCATTAAATGGTTCCGACAATTCAATTGTTTGATTTAACCAGTTGTAATTCGTAATAGTTTTAGGAGTTTCACCGACACCAGGTCCAGAAGTGATTCTAAATTTAGCACCAGTGTAGGCATTATTTGACGATGCTCTATAATTTGTGGCAACAAGAGTGTTTGCAATTTGAACAGTCGAAATGTTAATTGCTGAGTTTACTGTTCCAGTTATTGAACCAACATTAACATCAAATAAGAATAATTTGTATTCATATGTTGAAGAATTTGATGTGTTCGAAGCAGAATCAAAAGCTATTGATTTAACTCTCGCTGTTCCAACTTTTGTATTTGAAACTGTAGAAGTTGTTTGTACATTAATCAATGAGTTTGAAACACAATGTAAATCAACCGTGTCTAAACTATTAATTGGGAATGTGCCGTATACTGTGTTGGCAAAAACATAATAACCATAATCAGTGGTAATTCGTTTATTTGTTACCGCTGTAGTTGTTCTTGGTTTTGGAATGTTTAAAGTTGTTGGAGAAATTGTCTCGAATTCATAACCATAAACATATGCTTTACCTGGAGAAATCACAGCACTCATGTTTGCTGAGTTTGATGTAGATTCTTCTATGACTACTCTAAATGGTCTTACAGTATAATTTCCCGATTCATCATATGTTCTGCGAGCTAAAGTATCCTCAAGAACAGAATATTTTGGGTATTGGGCTAATGTAATTACTTCACCATTTTCTATTCTAGATATTTCAATGAATTGAGTATCGTCGGTAGATTGTAATGATCTAGTCGCTAAAACTAAATCTATTTTATAACGATCTGAACCTGGTGCTTGATAGTTAGAAGCATCTAATGCAGGATCTAATAAAGAAGTGTCTGACGATGATGATACAATTGTTTCTGTGATTTCGAAACCAACTCTTACATTACTTGTAGTTGTGTATTTTGATGTTGCAACAGTTTGTGGTGAAGTTTTGATGAAGAAACCATCGTAGAAATAAACACCATCATCAACCGAAAATAACTGACCTGTGCCTGTTCCAGAACCAGCAATCGTAGCAGATACAGTGTTTTCTGCCGACTCAAATGTTTTGATTGTTTCACCAGAACTAAAAGTTCCGTATATCTCTTTAATTAGTAGAGTTTTTGGATCTCCTGTGCCAGCATCAGCATCGTAAACTTTAATAACTTCAGCTCTTTTTGTTGGAATGGAAATGTTATCGACAATAGTTTTACCAACAAAATCATCTACATCTACAGCAACTCCACCAAAAGATGATTCGAGTTTTAGGAATTTGGCATTTTGGAAAAAAGATTGGCCGCCTGTGACAATTGATCCATTTTGGAAAATGTGATTACCAAATCTTTCTACTTGTTTTTGTAGGAGAGTTTGTAATTGAGTTAGTTCACGAGCCTGAACGGCGTAACCTGGCTTGAACAATAGGCGAAGATATTTTTTATCCTCATCGAAATCATCATAGTATGGATTTACGTTAAAGTTTGTATCAAGTGCCATGCACAGTCCTTAGAAACTTATAATTAATCTAATATTTTCAGCTTGACCATCTGCTCGGTCAACTTTTGTTACGTTTTCTACGTAGAGTATATCACCACTATATGGTTGTAACTCTGGATTTGAAACACCAGTGACCGTTCTCGATCTACCTGACGTTAATCCTATTAAAGGCAAACCAGTTGTAAACGTACCTTTTACTTTAGTTATTCTTACTTTGTTACTTGTCTGAGCATGAATAAATCCGTAGGCTGTTGGATTATCCAAAGAACTTTGATAAACATACTCATTTAATGTATAAGGAAACCCAGCAACCACATCCAAATCTGTTGTTTGGGAGACTATGGAATTAGCTGTAGAAGTGTTTGCTACGTTTGCTGATCCATATTTATACGGGCTTCTTAGAAGTCCATATTGCCTAAACGATGTGTCGATAGATATTTTTCCACCCTCTGTAGAATCTATTTCTCCTATTCTAGTGGAAACCATAACATTGTTAGCTCCAAGGTCTCTAGCCGGATTGAAAGCGTGGCCAAATTTTGGAGGAAGAATGACTCTAGCTACAGCTCCAGATCCAGAACCAAAAATGAAAGCGTTTGCTCTGGAGTATCCAGTTCCAATTGTGTCTACCGTAATTCTTGATATATTAGCTAATGATGAATCTACTCCCACTAATGTATTTGAAATAGTGGCATTAGCTGCAACTCCAATTCCATCGCCTGCTACATAAACTCTGGTAGAGATTGTTACATTATTGGCATTTCCTCCAGACCCTGCGGTAACTTCAGAGAGAGTAATTACGCCTGTTACATTAGATACAGAACTTATATAAGAACCGGCAGCAATTCCTGTACCAGAAATCGACATATTAGCTAAATTAGCTAAACTAGGAATGTTAAAAACAGACAATACATTCGCCGTATTTGATAGTCTGATTGTTGATTGTGATGCATTGAAACCATCAATTCGAATTGTGGAAGATTGACGATAGTTTTGGCCTTTATTTGTGACAACAATACTTGTCAATTCACCTTCAACGATACCAACAGTATTCATTCCATAGTCTAAGGCTGAAGAAGAAACTGGTGTTGGAATCCAAGATGAATTCAAAAACTTGTTGGAAGGCTTAACATTAAACATGTACTTCCAAACATAACCATCCGCTGTACCAATATTACCATTTGATGTAGTATAATCTCCAGTAGGTTCGACTGTGGAGTTTGCAGAGGCATTATTTGACACACACAGATACACATTTCTATCTGTGGTAATTACGTACATCGGTTTTAAATTCTGTGTTGAATTCGCTGACAGTAATGTTTCTATATCAATAGTATCATCAAACTGTCTATATTTTGTATTTGAAGTCCAATTAACTCTAGGAACAACCAAGTGTACGTCATTTCCAGTCACTCTTTTGGCTGCAAAGATATTATCCCATACTTCCTTTTCTGAGTAACTAGTATCAACAATAGAATCTGGAGAAGATTCATTAGCATAAGGAACATGGTTTCCTAGAAAAACGTAGGCTATAGTAGGATCATTTTCGGAAAATGATTCTTTAAACTGCTCAGCTGTATTGAAAGCAAGTTTTTTAGTGATTAACTTTGTCATAAGTCTTATTTATGTCACTATAATAAGTGTTTGTGCAGAGGCATTTGTTGTAAATGCTGATGATACAGAAATATTTGTATTACTAATAATATTATTAACTATTCTCAGTTCTCCGTTTACAGCAATACTTGTTCCAACTGTCAGTGTTCCACGTGAATTGGAAATATTAAACGAAGTATTTGTTCCCGTCACGTAAATAGAACCATTGGTTACAGCAACTTTACCCGAAACAACATTCTCGGTCAAAGAAGATACTGTAATAACATCCGACTGAATTGTTGTGATCTTATTATAATCAGCGTAATTTACAAAGCCTGCTGGGTGTAACAGTTCACGTAATATGGTTTTATATTTTGTAAACTCTGTCAACGAAGATGTTACATAAGAGTAATCAACGTAATAATTACTTCCCTGTAATCTTCTCTCGTTACTTGAAAGTATAGAGTCTGATGTTTTCCATCTTCCTGGGAAAGTCTGGTATGAAGATCCGATAATTGCATTAGCCACAGCAGATCCATCTCCACGATTTGTCAGATCAATTTGTGGTATGTATTCGTATCCTGTTCCACCAGATAAAACTTTGATCGATTGTATTTGACCAACGATTGAATCAGTCAATGCTGTAAGAATCTCACCATCTCCCATAAGTGAGGTAACAGCGATATTAGCACCAGAACCACCACTCGCATTAGAGACATTTACTGATGGAAAATTGCCTTGAGTGTAGTTTACTCCGCCAACAAATCCTCTTGAATAAGACCCTATCGGATAATTATTTGCCCATGTTGTGGTATCACTAAAGTTAAAAGGAACATTAACAGTAGCACTTGTCGTTGAAGTTATAGCGTTAATAAATCTTTCTTGGCTACGGATTACAATCTTATCTCCAACAGCTACATCGACACCAAAATTTGTATTTGTTCCGGTTATAATAATAGAATTGTTTAATATGTTAGCTGTTCCACCGATTCTTTGTGGTTGAACTTGAACTTTCTCTACAGCTCCGTTAGCAGCAACTTGTAGAACAGCCGCAGCAGCACCATAGCCACTAGTTCCAATAGGGTTAGGCCCAAATATAACTTCATCGCCAACTTTGTATCCTGTTCCACCAGAATAAACATCAATTCTTCCTACAGAACGGAAAGTTTTTATGTCTTGGAAAGTATTACCTAATTGAAATTTGGCTCCTTCAGAATCTATCGAAGAAGTGTTTATCGATGTGTTCGAGAAAAGAATTTTAGCGTTTGTTATTGGACCCAAGTCGGTAACAACTGTCGATGTTAAGCTATCATATATTCTTGAGTTGACATTTTCTCCAGTTGGTATGATGGAAGATGGAAAACCATAATCTGAAGAAGAAATTAAAACACTGGCATAGTTTTCGATTAACTCATCAGTAACAACATAAAAATTGTTTGTGTAAATTCCTGAAGTGTCTATTCCATCAAGAGCACCACGAATAAGAGTTAAAGGTATTTGACTTTCAAATTCACTGGCTAATTTAAAACCAGCACCACCATAGTCAACTCGTATTCTATTTGTAAATCCAGATGAAATGGTTTCAACTTCGGCAATAGCAGGAGTTTCAGCGCCACCACCAAGAACTAAAACTGGGTCACCAACATTATATCCAGATCCTCCATTAATCACAGATATCGATGTAAGAATGGAGAAAGTGTCAGCTGTAAGTGTTATTTTTGTTCCATTTGAATCTATAATATCAGTGGTTACTTCTTCACCATTAGAAAAGTTACCACTTAAAGTTTTTGAATTGATAAACAATTCAAAAGGTAAACCAAGATTTAATCTATCGGTAATAATTCTCTTTGTTGAACTCTCAACAATAGCTGTAGCTCCAGATGTTAATCCAGTTACCTTTCTATTGTTTAATACTTCAATATCAAAATCTGAATAGACAACTTTAACTTGTGAATTGGAAGATGGAGCAGAATTGAATATTAATTTTCTTGATTCTTTACGAATAAAATAATCAGTACCAGAAGTTTTTAAAACTCCATTTACATAAACTTCGACACCTTCGTCATCAACTTGTTGTGCCAAATAAAATGTAGTATTTGATCCATTGGCTGTATAAACGCTGCGAATATCGGTTTCAAGTTTGAGGACATTATCAATTACCCATCTACCATCTGATGCTCGAAGAATATTATTTTTAGGTAATAAAACTTCAACCTCATCATTAAACAACATTCTAAAAAGAAGTTTAAATGATTTTTCATTGCCTCGAGCTAGATACAGAGGCAAAACATTTTTGATTAGTGTTTCTTTACTTACTTCAACATCTCTTGGAAAAAGAGAGGCGTACATATTGAAAAAGTTTTCTTCGAATTGTGTAATTGAAGAATCTACGTCAGAAACATATCTGAGGTCTTTACTTTTAGCAATTACATCATTCTTATCTGTACCCTGAGCAGTTTCCAAATACTCATAATAAGCCTCTAAAAATGTAATGAATAAAGGATATTCAGCCCGAACAAATTCAGGAACTTGTTTATTTACAAGTAAAGATGTTTTTAAATCTGTCATTAAACTTTAACTAAATCTGTGGTGATCGATGATGTATCGTTTTCATCAATAGTTATAATCGTATTTCGGATAGATTCAACAATTCCTCTTTTCGATTCTATGTCTATTCTTACGTAACCGTCTGTCGGAGAAACAGAACGTATTCTAATATCAGAAATATTTAAAATGCCGTTATCGTAATCTATTGTGCCAGCATTTTCATTTACTATTTGTTTCTCAGCATTACTATCATAATACACCGTACTTAACTGTCCTGTTCGAGCATCAATTACAGCGATAGCTGCAGCACCGGATCCATTTCCACCAGATATACTCACAATAGCTCTGGTGTAGTTTATACCTCGTTTCAGAACATTGATCTTTTCTATTTTGCCATTTACGATTACGGCTTCAGCAGTAGCGCCAGTTCCATCACCAGTTATAGTGACAGTTGGCGATTGTGTGTATCCTGATCCTGAATTTGTAACACTTATTGAAGAAATGCCAGAATAAGCCTGAGCAACTTCTTCGAAAGAAACAGTTCTCTCAACACCATCAGAATCTAAAACATTAAATGAAGTGGAATTCAATCTATTGCTAATTGTTCCTCGATGTAAAGGAGAATTAAAATATACCGTGTAACTCTTATTAGTGTTTAAAGTTGGCAAGAACCTCTTTTGCAATCTAACTGTTACTTCAGAACCAATAATTGAATTTAAACTGGTAGCATCAACATCGTCTTGTAATTTTGATAGAACAAATGTCGCTGCAAATTTATTTAAATTAACATCACGATAACCAAGTATGGCATTTCTAATTGCAGTTTTAAGAGCATCTTCCGATAAAACTGTTTTTCTCGAATCATACTTAACATAAGAATTGACTAGTAAATATAGATACTCTGGGTCAACGATCTCTGTTTGAACAGCTACGATTGATTTTGGTGTAATTATGTCATCAATGATTCTTTGTTTTTCTGATTCTGAAATATAATAATTTGCCTTTGGCTTAATTGAAACAAAAACTTTACCATAAACTGGAGGCGTTTGTTCTTCTCCACCCCAAACAGAAATTGAATCGAGAGCCGGGTAATTTTGTTTTATATAACTTTCATAATCTTTAAATGTGACTAATCTGTTTTGAGTAGCGAATTGAGAAACAGCTGATGATTTAACCGAATCAACACTCTCTCTTTCGGAACCTCCGGCGGCACTACTAACAACCGAAACGGTAATGTCGGTTAGCCCAGACAAAGAAGTAGCAGGAACAAAACCTGATGCTCCGTTTGGATCAGAGCCACTTGAAATTAAATATGAAATAGAAATGACAGACCCATCTCCTAATTTTTTACCTACAACATCATCACCGAAATATATTTGAAATTTACCATTACGTGTTTCTTGTAAAAAGTAAACTTCTGACGCCGATCCAACATCAAGTATATCAGTAACTTTATTGTAAACGGATGTATCTGTGTTTGAAGAAGATGGTCGTACAGAAACTTTTAAAGTCGTGGTGTCAATGTTTGCATCAGGTAAAACAAAAACTTGTTTTGGATTTGAAGAATTATCTTGATTAAATTGTAAAGATACGTATTGACCTTCAAAAAGTTCCAAATCTTCATAATAATAACTAGTGTTAGACTTCGTAACTGTCACATCATCCAGAACAATAAAATTATAAGAAGTATTATTTAAAGACTCGGATAAAAAAGTAAATCCTCTAGGAATAGTCAAAGTTCCTGGAGATGTTGATCCACTAGCTACAGTAACATTACAAACAGCTCGTGATGATCTCACTGAATGTGGAGTATATCCTAATGTTTTAGCATGTGATATAACCGATTCTCTTAAAATAGCAGTATCTAAAAAGGCCTCATTTGCCACCATGTTTAGATAGTAGGCATTGTAGTGTGTATTGTATGCTAAAATATCCAGCAAAACACTTAAGCCCGATCCTTCAAAATCGTAATCGGTAAACTCAGATTGTTGTTTTAAGTAGTCTTTTAGGTTTTGTTTAATCGAGTCGAAATCTAACTCAGACAACACTAATCGATTTGTCGCCATTATCTTACCCGTTCAAGGAAAAAATTTATTGATATTGGTTCTGTTCTATTCACAATAAAAAATTCCAATTCAACTTTGTAACCGTTGTTATCGTAATCTGGTACTAAATTTATTGTTTTTATTCTAGCTCTTGGCTCGTAGCTTCCAATCACAGATTCTATTTCTCTTTCTATACTAGCCGAAGTAATAATATCAAGAGGTTCAAAAAGAAGCTTTTGAATGTTACTGCCTATGTCTGGTTGAAAAGGTTTCTCGTAATGATTAGTTGAGATTAAATTTTTTACCGAGTTAATAACGGCATATTCACCAACGTGTTTATTCACATCCTTTTTAACAGGATGCACATTGAAAAACAAATCCAGGTCTTTATAAGTTCTAGAAATATTACTGTCTACAGTTGCCATCTCTTATTTATTCAACCTCCAACAAATACATCAGGTGATCCCTGTGTGATTATATTTGGTCCATATTCATCTCCAATTCTTCCCATTCCTTTTCCTCCAATTCTTACGGAGCCAGAATAAGAGGATAATGTTGAGGTATCTGTCGTACATCCTCGTTTTGGATGCGCAGCAATTGTGTTTCCAGCAACGACAATCAATTTACCGTTTGCATAAACATTTTTGTCGTTGACTTGACCAACAGAAGTCCTCATTGGAGATTTACATTTTTTCCCAGAACCGTCTTTTGACATGACGCTATCGCCTGATCTTGATACAGCTGGCATTAATTTTTTCCTTTAGCTACAACTTCTATGATTTTATCTCTTGCTGGGTCATACTGCCAATAATGCCACTGATACAGTTCATCATCCACATCTTTCTCTGGGCCGGCCGGAGAAGAAGCCACTCTTATGACCACAGGATAAGTCAATTCTATTTCAGTAGGTTGTGGCATCACATATAGATTTAAACCGTAAAAATCCTCTTTAGTATCTGGTGGCAATATTTTTTGGTCATACTCTTTTGTTTCTGTATTAAATGTTGGCATTGTAAACTGAAAGTATGTTCCAGGAAAAACATTTGATGTTGTTCCACTAATCTGAATTGTATTATTTCCAATTGAAGTTGCCGTTAGTCCTATTTTTTCAAAGTCATATGTTGATCTGGCCGATAAAACATCTATTGGAATCTTTTTTCCATCCAAAAGCTGCAAATAATAAGCAGAAAAAACAACATCTACAGAGAAAGAATCTCCTTCATAAACAGAATAAACTGTTTTGTTTTTTAGTGCCGCATCTAAAATATCATCTCTATCATCATCTGGTATAGTTTTAAAACCAACAGGATTTGTTTGTGTTGCTTCAATAGTTACATTCATATTAATTCATATCTATACGTGGTGCGTTAAATGTCATATTACCTTCGGAATTAATGTCACATGTTCCACCAACGGTTAGTTCGAAGTTTCCTCCAACTTCCATTTTTGCATTTCCATCTACATAAACAGTAACATCTCCTTTGACATACACCTGTTCATCTCCAATAACAACCTCAAATTTATTTTTTTGTATTCTCTCTACTTTGTCACCCTCTGGGCCCCATTCTATGTAAGAACCAGAACGATGATAAAGATGAACTCTTTCAGATCCTTTTGTGTCATCAAACTCTAAAGCATGACCCGATTCAGATTCATAAACATTGTTGTATGGATACTTAGCCTTGTAATATGAATCTTGTTCTACTTTGCTTGCTTTCTTTTCTTTCTTTGCTGTTAATATCTCAGACGGATATTCAGAATCATTTCTTGCAAGTCTTGATGTACTTGGTTCATCTAATTTTCTTGGATAGTTTGTCGCCGATTCATATGGTTTCACTGGCGCCGAAGATAGTTCATCACCTGTTCTTGGATCACCAAAAGGTTCTTGTGGGTTAGGAGCAGAAAGTGATATCGAAGGGAAAACACCAACGATAACTGGTGCCTGAGCATTATCAGCATCCAAAAAGAAACCAAAAACCATATCACCTTCTCTTGGCGCATACGTATTGGTATTATTTGGTGGGTAAATTGGTTGAGCCCAAGGCAAGCTCGCTGTTGGCAACTGTGCTTTGTTAGGTGAGTGCCATCCAACAATTCTAACTCGGCATCGACCAAGTTTAATTGGATCATTTCTATCTTCAATGATTCCAGTCCACCAAACAAAACCATTTAAACCAGCAAAGTCTTTAGACATTAAGCTACAGCTCCTCCATAGTTCAAAGCGGCTTCTCTAAACTCGGTATTATCGACAGCACCATAAGATTTAGAACTAGAGTTTTTACACACTTCTATTATTGTTTCGTGCTTATCATAACGAATAATATGTCTTGTTCCTACGATAAGATATTTTCCGTATAGTGTCCGGTCAAAGTTATCTCCACCTTCACAATATCCACCATCGTCATGTATCGCTCTTGAAGGTATTTTCAGAAACAAATTATAACCAGAACTTACAGCAAAATTTCCTGGTAAAGTTATTCTAACTCTTTGTTGAAATAAATTTGAGAATATTGTTTTTCTTTGAAAAACGTAATTATGGGTGTCATCCAAAGTTGTAATGGATTTTGGATCTTTTGTTTTTATATATGAACTATACTTTTGAGCTTCTGTAAAATTGTAAACAGATTTTCTTGAATCATAAGCTTCAAAGTTATCCACATCGTTTCTATTTTTAAAATACAATAAATTTGGAGTTTCATTACCATTTTTTATTTTGCCTTGAACATCCAAAAACGACATGTTCTTTGTTGAAAAGTTTTTGGTAATAGGATCATAACCAATAAATTGTCCTGCTGCAACTCCTGAATTTGTGAAATCAATTAAATCATATTGACTAATAACTCTTATATCCCTAGCCCCAGTTAATTCATTTGCTGTTGAATCTTCAATGTTTTTAGGATCAAAATTGACTTGAAATATTTCTGGCCAAGCTAATAATGAAGAAACGGATACAAAGTTATAACCCGACTTATTTTGAAAAAAGAGAAAATCGGGAACCATATTTTCATTAACAGCTCTTTTTGCCATCCATTGTATGGCATCTATTGGTTTTAAATTAGGTACAACAAAGTATTTTATTCCATGTGACTTAGTAAATACGCCTTTTATCCACGATTCAGAAGGAGCTTTTAATTTTTCGGTTAATATTTTAACAGCGATCTCGAAATAAGTTCCTTGAAATCCCGAATTAATTAATTGTTGTTGTGAAAAAACATACTCATCCGAAACGAAGTGTAGAAGATACATTTCACTTGTTTGATTTATGTTTTTTCTGTTAGATTGTTTGTATATTCTAAAAGATTTTCTTATTCTCAGGTCGTCAGAATCTTTTCCTATGTCCATGACAATGAATTCACTACCATCTAATAATAGTTTACTCGACAGACCTATAGCATCGGTAATTAAAACATTACCTGACATGCAGGGTTGGAGAATGGAATCAAAAATGTTTAGTTCATCAAATAGGTTTTGTATATCTAATTTACCGCCTTTTGTGACGATAGCCAACTCATTAATTTGAAACTGTGTTGTTTGAGACAATGATAAAGACATATTAATTTCCCGAACTCAGTTTCTTTATTTCCTGGTCTAGAGGTGCCACAAATTCTGGTCTTAAAAGTTTAATTGTTCTTTTCTTCTCGTTTTCTTCAATTTCATAATCATAATATGTTTTAGTTTCTTTTGTCAGTCCTATGGTAAGTAATTTACCATCAGATAATGTTTTTGTAATTGTATAAGTTGATGTATTTGAATACGTAGCAGAGTCGGTTTCATATTTGACAACCACAGGATCTTGGCCAAATACAGTTTTTGTTTCTACGATCAAATATTGTTTTGTGTTTAGTTTAGCCCATTCTGTACCGGTCTGAGAACCAGTGGCATTAGTAGAATATTTTTCATTAATAAATTTGATTAAAGTTCTTTGATCAAGTGGCCAATCCCATAAAGGATCAACAATATCATTTACCATCAAAACAGCCCAATGTTTTTCAGGCGAATCATAAATTTTTGCAGCAATAATTTCCGGAGTATCACTGTCTTGAATATCATACTCATAATAAAAAACTGAATTGTTTTTAAAACCTTCTTCAAATTTAAATCTAGTTAAAATGTTGGTAACAACATCAAGACTTGAAGAATCTAAATTGGAAAAATAATAAGTTTTTGGAAAATATTTAAAGTATCTAGCCAAGATTAACCTCTTTGTGTACCAAAAGTTCTCGTAAAGGAATCTTTTGTGAGAATTTCTGTTTCTTCGAAATCTAAAGAAAGTGTTATACCAACGGGCATACCAGTTCTACCTAAACTAGGTTTAGTTTCGAGAGTTTCATACGCAGCCCAACCATTCGGTGCGTAGTTGATATCAATACCTTTTAAAACACAAGTTGATATTTTTGGTATATTGGGATTTTCAAATCCATTGTAATAAAATTTTATATCAAACTCTGATGGAGGAACTAAGAAAAAACCACCAGTATTTGATTTTATTTCTGGAGCTTGGTGAAATCTTAGTCTCTCTAAAATGTTTTGTACTTCTAATGCTTCTTTTTCATCTCTTGGATAAAAAACAAAATCAAATCTAAATTGTCTGAATTGTGGAGATGAATAAATCATTTCTAACATTGGGTTCATCGCCAGGCCAGTACCTGCTGCAAATAACACATTTCCTAAATCACCTTGAGTTTTAGCTAAAGCAGCGAAAGCAAAAGGAGATAAATTCTTGGTCATCTCTTTACTGATTTCTTCACCACTTTTTCCTGAAGCTGACATATTTTTATATGTCTCTGCAGCTGCTGTTCCTGCAGCAAGACCTCCAGTCAAACCACCCGCTACTGAAGGTGTTGAATATTGCTGGTTATATTGAAAGACCAACGTATCTGGCATGTAAAGAGCAATAGTGTCTGTTGTTCTACGAATTGTTCTAGTAAAAGCACTGTTTGTTATACCTGAAAGTGCAGACTGTATAGATTCGCTTGCTCCCTCAGAAGCGCCTCCAAGTATACTAGAT